AGGTAATCCTCTCTGGGTAGATCAACCAGCAGTTAATCAACCTCGTTCTGTAACAATGGCGTGGACTGTAGATTCTTTGTTGATGTACGGTGTTGCTTATTGGCAAGTCACAGAAGTTTATGCAGAAGATGGCCGACCATCTCGCTTTCAATGGATTCCTAATGTCAAAGTGACTTTTACAACTGACCTTTACGGCACAACTGTTACTCAATACTTTATTGATGCAGCTCCAGTTCCAATGTCAGGCATTGGCAGTATCGTAACTTTTCAAGCATTTGATGAAGGCATTTTAGAACGCGGTTCAGAAACAATTAGAGCCGCTATTGATTTGCGCAAGGCAGCTGTAATAGCAGCATCTACTCCAATGCCTTCAGGCGTTATTAAAAATAACGGTGCAGATTTAGATCCTAAAGAAATTCAAGGATTATTAGCAGCATGGAAGAACGCTAGACAAAATCGTGCAACTGCTTACTTAACTTCTACTTTGGAATACACTCCATCATCATTTTCACCTAAAGACATGATGTACGATTCGGCACAACAATTCCTTAGTACCGAAATTGCCAGATTATGCAACATCCCTGCCTATCTATTGTCGGCAGAGATGAATAACTCAATGACTTATGCAAATGTATTAGATGAGCGCAAGCAATTTTTCTCATTCAGCGTTGCGCCTTATGTAAATGCGATTTCTCACAGACTCAGCATGGATGACATTACCGCCAGAGGAAATTCTGTGCGCTTCGATGTCGATTCATCTTTCCTAAAGACTGATCCAATGGAAAGACTGCTAGTGCTTGAGAAGATGCTATCTCTAGGCCTAATCACAGTTGAACAGGCTATGGAAATGGAAGATTTAACACCAAACGGAAGTGAAGGAATCTAATGACAAACATCCTTACATTCTCTGCTGAACTAACTGCCAATGTAGAAGAACGCACAATCTCAGGCAAAATAGTTCCAGCAGGTACAGGCGAGATCGGTAATACATCGGCTGGCCGAGTGGTCTTTGAGAAGGGTGCAATCACACTTCCAGAAGATCCTAAAACAATTAAACTGCTTAACCAACACGACATGAAGCAACCTTTAGGTAAAGCAACATCTTTTACAACAGATGATGATGGCATTTATGCCAGCTTTAAGATTAGTCGTTCGCAGCGTGGTACAGAGGCTTTAATCCTTGCAGAAGAAGGATTGCAATCAGGTTTATCTGTAGGCGTTGAAGTAGTTAAGTCAAAAATGAAGGCTGGCGTGATGCATGTATCTGCTGCCAACCTATTTGAAGTTTCATTAGTAACAGAGCCAGCCTTTAAGTCTGCTCAGGTTATTGATGTCGCTGCCGAGGATACTCCAGAGGCAGTAGAAGAAATCCAACCAACAGAAAGCGAGACAGCTGTGGAGAATACTCCAGAGACAGTTGCAGCACCAGTAGAGGCAGCAGCGGTTGAAGCTGCTCGTCCTGTTGTTACTGCAACAACATTTGTGCGTGAGCGCATTGCACCAATCACATCAGCACAGTACCTAGAAGCAAACATCAAGGCAGCTCTTGGTGATGACGAGGCTCGCCGCACAGTTCGTGCAGCAGATGACTCAACATCAACAAACACTGGTCTTACACTTGCACCACACCTAAACACATTCATTACTGATACATTTACTGGCCGTCCAGCATTTGAAGCAGCAACTCGATCAGCATTATTGCCAGAAGGTATGTCATTTACTGTACCTCGCCTTTACACAAATGCAGATCCTGCTAACACTGCACCAACAGTTGCAGACACAGACGAAGGTGTAGCACCATCAGAAACAGGGATGACCTCATCTTATGACACGATAAATGTCAACAAGTTCTCAGGATTGCAGCGTGTGAGTTTTGAGCTAGTGGATCGCAGCCAACCAGCGTTCATGGAACTAATGATGATTGAACTTCGCAAGGCATACGAGAAGGCAACAGATACAGCACTTCTAACTGCTTTCACAACATCAGGAACAACAGCAACAGGTGTAGCAGCAACAGCAGCTGGATTGCAGTCATTCGTATCTGTAGAAGGCGCAGCAGCATACAAGGGTACAGGTGGAGACTTTGCTAATAAGCTAGTCGCAAGCACTGACCAGTGGGCAGCTATCGCAGGATACGCAGATACCACTGGACGAGCCCTGTATTCAGCTCAAGGCGCAACACAAAATGCTTCAGGTAACTCAGTGGCAACATCAGTTGTTGGTGGAGTTCTTGGAACCGACTTAATCGTTGATCACAACATTCCAACATCAGGAATTGTAGATAACTCTGCATACTTGGTTGCACCATCATCAGTCTATGTCTGGGAATCACCACAGACACAACTTCGCGTCAATGTTTTGACAACAGGCGAGATTGAAATCAACCTTTACGGATACCTAGCAATTTACCTTGCTAAGTCTGGTAAGGGTGTTCGCAAGTTCAACCTATCCTAATAAGTAGGTAACTAAGTCGCTCTAGGGGGTCAGTAGCCCTCTGACTCCCTAGAGTCTTTAGAAAGGATCATCATGGCATTAACTACAGTTGCAGAGCTTCGCTCGACACTTGGTGTTGGCACTTTATACACAGATGCAGTTTTAGAGTCTGTTTGCGATGCCGCCGATGCAGTCCTTTTGCCTATGCTCTGGAAGCCTCAATGGTTTGCAGTAGCACATAGCAACATCGTGGGCGAGGGAACTTTATACTTTGACATTGAAGTTACAGACATTTTTTATGTTGGCCAAACAGTAACTATCGCCAATGCGGGTAGTCGATACTCGGGATCTAAAGTTATTGCAACCGTTGGTGAATATTCAATTTCAGTGCCAACTAATCATTCAGTGATTCAGCCTAAGCATCCCATTGAGCCTTTTGGCACAGTAACATCTGAGACTTATACAGACTGGACTACTGATCAAGCAGTACAAAACGCAGCCTTGATGATCGCTGTTGAAATCTGGCAAGCAAGAACCGCTACTCTCTCAGGTTCTAATGCCGTTGATTTCCAGCCTTCCCCGTACAGAATGTCCGCGCAATTATTGGCGAAAGTACGGGGATTGATTTCTCATGCACTTGCACCAACTTCAATGGTGGGCTAAATGCCAGTTCCAATTACAACTCTTAGAACTACCCTAGCTACTGCTTTAGTAGATAATACAAAGTATCAAGTTTTTGCTTTTCCGCCAAGCACTATCCTTGCCAATTCTGTGATCGTTAGTCCTTCAGATGAATATATTGTTCCAACAAATAACCAGCACATAGGCATTAGTCCAATGGCTAACTTTCGGTTGATAATCACGACGAGCTTATTTGACAACGAAGGCAATTTGAATGGCATAGAAGATTTTGTTTGTGCCGTGTTTAAGAAGCTATCTACATCAGCTTTAACCTATAATGTAAGCGCAGTAAGCGCACCAAGTATTCTCAATGTTGCAAGCGGGGAACTGCTGAGCTGCGAGATGTCCGTATCCATTTTAACAAGTTGGGAATAACCATGTCCGATTGGGAAAAAGAGAACGAAGCCTTTCTGATTAAAATCGGACAGGTTGCACCATCAACACCTAAGCCAGTAACTACTAAGAAAGACGAGGAATAACCTAAATGGCTGTATTTCTAAATAACAAAGTCGGGGTCAAGGTTAATTCTGTTGATCTCAGTGATCATGTGCAATCAGTAACTTTGAACCGCACATTCGACGAATTATCCGTCGTGGCAATGGGCGATAGCTCAGCTAAAGCAGTAAAGGGTCTAGAAACATCTTCTGTAACTATTGACTTTCTAAACGACACAGCAGCAGCTAATGTTCTTGCTACACTTCAAGCAGCTTATGGAACAACTGTAACTGTAGTATTGCTACAGGAAAAAGGAACTGCTGTCTCAGCAACCAACCCTTTATACACAATGTCATGTTTGGTAAATAACCTCACAGACATTAACGGAGCAGTTGGCGATATTTCAATGCAGTCAGTTACATGGAACTGTAATTCAACAGTTGCAGTAACAACAACAGGTACTTTCTAAACAACTAACAAAGGGGCAAAACATGGCAAGACTGAAGATAGTTCGACAAGATGGAAGCGTATTAGAAGGCGAGATTACTCCAGCAGTGGAGTACGCGTTTGAACAATATGCTAAGAAGGGCTTCCACCAAGCTTTTCGTTTGGATGAAAAGCAGTCGGATGTCTATTGGCTGTCGTGGGAAATTACACGCAGGTCAGGTGAGACTGTTAAGCCTTTTGGATTGGAGTTCATTGAAACGCTAAAAAGCGTGGAAGTGTTGGACTCCGACCCTTTAGCTTAAAGCGCGATCTTCCATTCACCTATCTCATTGCTCGCCTGAGCATTAGATTGGGAATCGCGCCACAACATTTGTTAGAGCTAGACAAAGCAATGTTAAATGCACTGCTGCAAGGTCTAAAGGACGAAGCGAAGGAGATTAAAGATGCCAACAGAAGTCGTGGGCGTGGTCGGACTTCGTAGGGCTTTGACTAATTACGCTCCAGACTTGGCTAAAGAATTAACCAAAGAACTAGGTAAGATTCTTAAGCCAGTAGTTGCAGAAGCTCGCTCATTTGTTCCGCCTACATCTCCGATGAGTGGCTGGCAGGCTCGACCATTCTCTGAGGCAAGATTTCCTATGTATGACTCAAGCGTAATTCGCAGAGGCATTATCTATAAAACTACACCTTCTCAACCTAATCGCAATGGCTTTGTTAATACAATTAGAATTCAAAACAAAACCATGATTGGTGCTATTTATGAAACTGCTGGCCGCAAGAACGGTCAAGGTCAAGATTGGGTAGGCCCTAAAGCAGGCGGTGCAAGCAAGGGTGTATCTAGATCACAAAATCCTTATGCTGGTAATCAGTTTATTTCTAATCTTGGTCAGCTGTACGGCCCTAATAAAAAGGGAGACCATCGAATGATGGGCCGTTTAATCTTTAGAGCGTGGGCTAAAACTCAAGGCAAGGCTAACGCATCCGTGTTTAAGGCTATTGAAAACACAACTGATAAATTTAATAAGAGATCACAAATAGTAGATTTGAAGCGAGCAGCATGAGCAATGTAGCCATCAATATTGCGGCAGAGTTCACAGGCAAAAAAGCCTTTAAGCAAGCCGAGACAGCAACACAGAAACTAACTGGCAATGTTAAGAAGTTAGCAGGTGCAGTTGGTATTGCTTTTGGAGCAAATGCAATCCTTGCCTACAGTAAGGCATCCGTCAGGGCTTTCGCTCAAGATGAAGCAGCAGCACTCCGCCTAAACAGAGCAGTAGAAAATCTAGGGATTGGCTTTGCTAATCCTCAGATTGCTGACTACATAGCCAATCTTGAGAAGTCTGCTGCCATTGCAGATGATGTTCTTCGTCCAGCGTTTCAGGGTCTATTGACCACGACAGGCTCATTGGCTCAGTCTCAGAAACTTCTTAATGATGCAATCACAATCAGCCGAGCATCTGGGGTTGATCTTGCTACAGTCACAGAAGATTTAGGTAAAGGCTATGTTGGCATTACTCGCGGTCTAGCAAAATACAACACAGGCTTGACTAGAGCAGAATTAAGCACCAAGACCTTCTCAGAGATTTTAGGCATTGTACTTTCTAGATCAGCAGGCGCAGCAGAAGATTACTTAACTACTACTTCTTACAAAATGGAAGTTCTAGGAATAGCTACAGGCAACGCATCAGAGATTATTGGCGAGGGTTTTGTAGATGCTCTAGCGCGTGTTGGTGGCGGCACAGAAGCCAGCGATGCAGCTAAAGCCATTGAAGGCTTGGCTAAAGCATTTAACTTTGTCACATTATCTACAGGAACAGCATTAGGTGGAATAACTAGCGTATTAAGAAACCTAAAGAATCTACCTAAGAATATCTTTGAAGGCTTTGCAGGCAAGCAAACTGGTATCAATCCACCAGTTGCAAGTAAGCCTAAACCTACAGTAACTTTAAGCGAGAAGAAGCAACAGCAAGCCTTAGCCGCCTTAGAGATAGCGGCCATCAAGCGACAAAAAGAATTGAACGCTCTAAAGAATAAGCAACTAGCAACACAAAAGAAATTAGCTGCTGACAAAGCAAAGCAAGCCATATTAGACAAGTATGCTTTACTTCTTGCTCAAGGCCAAAAGGTCTTTGATGAAGAAGGCATCCAGTTAGCGGCTGCCGCACAGGGAAAGCTGTCAGAAGAAGAACGAGTTAGAGTTGCACTTAAGAAGGATCTTTACGATTTAGAAGCTGCAATCAATGAAGAAAATCTTACTGCTGCTGCTCGCCTTTCTAACAGCATAATTGATAATGCTAAAAAGTTATCAAGCCTTCGTGGCGACATGATTAACCTCGGTGACATACCTAACCCATTTAGTGACTGGCTAGCAACACTTCAGGCAATCGCAGCACAGTTAGCAGCCTTAGCTCAAATTCCATTAACTACAACTACCTCAACTGGTATTGGAATGGGTGGCTTTAACGCTGGCACATTTAGAATGGGTGAGGAAGCAAGCAAGGCTGCCGCTGGAATGTCTAACGGTTCAATGAGTGACTTTATGGGCTTTGGAGATTCTCACCTCGGTAACCTTGCTCGTCAAGGGGCAGTTCAAACCATCAATCTTACGGTGCAAGGCTCAGTATCTACAGAGCGCGACTTAGTATCTGCCATTACTCAAGGCTTATATGCACAGCAAGCAGCAGGAACACCAGTTAATTACAGTACGGTGTACTAATGGCATTACCAGCAATTCCTATTGTAAAAATTAACCTGACTGGCGGAGCTTCATTTGGTGAACCTTTTGTGCTTGGATCCAGCCGTCTAGGTTTTGCCGAACTCGCTTCTGGCTCGACAGTAATTGTTGATGTATCTAATCAGGTTTCTAAGATTGATACTCGTAAAGAACGCAACTTATTTCAAGACAAGTATCTGTCAGGCACAGCAACCGTTCGCATTATTGACGAAACAGGCGCGTGGAATCCACAGAATGTTTCAAGCCCTTATTATCCTAACCTAGTACCTTTACGCTCTATTCAGATTTCTGCCGATTATGGCGGCACAAATTATGGAATCTTCAAGGGTTACATTACAGAATACCTTTATACATATCCGCGCGATCAAGAAATAGGATATGTCGATTTAATCTGCTCGGATGGATTTAAACTGCTATTTAATTCTAATGTCACTACTGTTACAGGACAGGCAGCAGGACAAGACACAGGTACACGCATTGACAAAATCCTCAACACAGTGGGCTGGCCTGTAAGCCAAAGGTCAATTCAAACAGGAAACACGACATGTGTAGCTGATCCTGCAACCGTTCGCACAGGACTTGCGGCTATTCAGCAAGCCGAGTTTACAGAGCAAGGTGCTTTTTATGTGGACAAGTCTGGCAACGCTGTATTTAAGAATCGTCAGTTTGTTTATGACGCTCAGGGTGTAGCACCTACTAAGTTCTCAAATGCCACAGGATCTACAGACATTTCTTATTCTGGAATTACATTTGCCCACGACGATAAAACGATTGTGAACTCATGTAGCGTGACTCGCATAGGCGGAACAGTCCAGACCTATTCCGATGCCACATCTATTGCACAATACTTTTTACACTCAGTCACGGCAGAACAAATGCTTATGCAGACAGATGCCAATGCCCTAGCTCTAGCAACCGCCTTTGTTACAAGCCGCAAAGACACCACCATCCGAATTGAATCCATCACGCTTGACTTAGTAACCCTTGCTTATGGGGCTGGCATAGTCGCAGCTTTGGATCTTGATTACTTTGACACAATGGAAATCACGAATGTGAATGTGTCTGGAACTACCATTGTCAAGAAGCTTCAATGTCAAGGCATAGCCCACAGCATCACCCCAAACACATGGAAAACCACATTGACCACGCAGGAGGCTTTACTCGATGTTATGTACTAGAATTGACCCTATGAAAGAGGTGTGCTAATGGCTGTCGGACTTCCACTAAAAACGACCTATGCGGATGGAGATGTTTGGTCTGCATCGGACGCCAATGATATTACTGGCACAATTAACACTACGGCTGCGCCTTATGCTGCTGGCAAGAACAAAATCATTAACGGTGACTTTTCAATAAATCAAAGAAACTTTACAAGCACAACTACTTTCGGAACTTATGGATTTGATAGATTTAAGTTGATTTCACAAGGTGCTGGTGGTACAGCAACATATTCTGCACAAACTTTTACCACTGGAGCAGCACCAGTTGCAGGATATGAAGGTGCTAATTTTGCAAGAATAGTTACTGCATCTTTTACTACAACAGACAGTATAACTCAGTTAAATCAAGAAATTGAAAATGTTAGAACCTTTGCTGGTCAGACTGTAACTGTATCTTTTTGGGCTAAAGCGGCGAGCGGAACACCTAAGATTTTGCCTTATGTTGCTCAGAACTTTGGAACAGGTGGTTCTCCATCTACTGAGGTTCTTACTGGTGCGGCTGCTGTACAAACAATAACGACCTCTTGGGCAAGATACAGTTTTAATATATCAGTACCTAGTATTAGTGGAAAAACTATTGGAACAACTGCTAACACAAGTTATTTAGGGTTGCGTATTTTAGTTTCTTGCGGCTCTAGTTTTTCTGCTCCTTTTAATACTGTTACTGTACAAAATAATACTTTTGATGTTTGGGGTATTCAGATTGAACAAGGCTCAACTGCCACAGCCTTCCAAACTGCAACAGGTAATCCGCAGGGTGAATTGGCTGCTTGCCAAAGGTATTACTGGAGAAATACATCTCCAGGTCTTGCTAATACACGCCACTCTTTATTTGCTCCTGCCGCATCAACTACACAGATTTACTTCCAAATACAAAACCCAGTACCAATGCGTGTAACACCAACCGCTATTGACTATAGCGCATTAGTTGCTTACGACAATGTTGGAATTGGAAATACAATTACTCCAACTATTGACGCCAATGCTAATAGTTTTTACACAACAGTTACAGCAACAAGCACAGGTTTAACTCAATACAGAAGTTATTGTATTTTGGGTAATAGCGGTACTTCTAGCCTCGGATTAAGTGCGGAGTTATAAAAATGGACAATGTATCTTTTATTGAAGTAGAAAACCTTGACGGTTCTAAAACTACTCACGCAATTATTGACCGAGGCAATGGAGAATTTACTTCAATGCTTAAATCAACCTATGACGAAATGATTGCAAAGCAAGATGAAGCCTCTACTCTGTAAAGCAGGGCAACAACTTCGTGAGCAGATTGATGATTCCTTTCCTGACCGCGATAGAAAGTCTGATGGTTGGATAGGCGATGCGCGCCATCAACGAGCAGGTACGAGTGACCACCTTCCCGATCCGATTAACGGACAAGTTCGGGCTATTGATGTGGACGCGAATCTCGACTCACGAGCCAATACAAGTGCTTATCTTGCCGATCAGATTCGTGAATGTGCCAAGCGCGATAAAAGAATCTCCTATGTCATCCATCTTGGAAAAATCGCATCCAGAAAAACATTTTTCCGTTGGGTCAAATATCGCGGAATCTCTCCTCATAATCATCATTTCCATGTCAGTTTTACTAAAGAAGGCGACCAGAACGGTAGCTGGTTTGATATCCCGATGCTAGGAGCAACAAATGAAAATCAATAAAAACACAAAGAACGCAATTAAGTCCTACCTTAAGGCAGTTGCTATCTCAGCAATCACTTTAGGACTTGCGCTCGTTGCTGATATCCGTCCTGAATATGCAGTCCTTGCTTCTGCTTTAGTTGCACCTATTGTCAAGTATCTAGATCCGTCTGATGACCAAGTGGGATGAGCCCTCAAGATTGGGCGGCTGTTGTAGCTGTTGCGCTGACCGTTATTGGTTCATTCATTGGATCAGTCAAATGGTTAGTAAAGCATTATTTAAGCGAACTAAAAAATAATGGTGGCTCGTCTATGCGCGACCAAATTACTGCACTAGAAGCGCGTGTTGAAACGATTATTCGTATCTTAGAGAGGTAACAATTATCTCATGGCAAGAAAAGCAACTAAGGCTTTAGAAGAACAAGGCTACTCACCGCTTGACGCTTTTTGCATCGGGTTGCATGAGTATTACAAGTCATTGAAAAGGGCAGGCTTCTCGGAGTCTGTTGCTTTATTTATGATTACAGAGCCACAAGCCTATCCTGCTTGGATTTTGCCTACCCCAATCGAACCCGAAAAATTCGGCGATTACGAGGATGACGATGAGGACGAATGACTTTAAACAAATCTCGAATTTTAGTTATCAGCGATCTTCAAATTCCCTACCATCACGAAGCAGCAGTCAAGAATCTAATTAAGTTAGTTAATCGAGAGAAGTTTGATTTAGTATTAAATACGGGCGATGAGCTAGATATGCAGGCCCAATCGAAATGGGCAAAGGGAACAGGACTAGAGTGGGAAGGGCAGCTTGATGCTGATAGAACGCTTGCGCAAAACATACTCTGGGATTTACGCACAACAGACATTACGCGTTCTAACCATACTGATCGGTTGTACCACACATTACTCAGAGGAGCACCAAGCCTCATAGGATTGCCAGAGCTTGAGTATCCAGCCTTTATGGATTTCAAGTCTCTAGGTATTCGCTTTCATAAGAAGCCATTTGAGTTTCACCCTAATTGGGTTTTAGTCCACGGCGATGAAGGATCAATGAACTCCAATGCAGGACTCACAGCTCTAGGTTTAGCCAAGAAATTCGGTAAATCTGTAGTTTGTGGCCATACCCATAGAGCAGGCATCAGTGCCTATTCTGAGGGCATAGGGGGCTCATACAGGACTTTATGGGGCGTAGAAGCAGGCAATGTCATGGATAAGAAGAAAGCGTCTTATCTCAAGGCTGGGGCGGCTAATTGGCAGATGTCTGTGGCTATCCTAGAAACTTATGGCAAGAACCTATCTCCTATGCTTATTCCTATTAACAAGGATGGCTCATTCACCGTGTACGGAAAAACTTACGGATAAGCATGGATACGCTGATAACGGACATTTCACCCATATATCGCACCATTGATGACTCTATGGACGATACAGAATTGTTACCATTTCGTTATCAAAATGTGCTTGATTTCGTATAAGCCTGTGCAACACTAATCCTGTAACCGATCGAGGGCATCAGTTACGGAAAGGCAAGACAATGGGCGCAATGAAGGCAGTTTATATGGACATGGCAGAGGATTTTGAAAACCTGACAGAGACATCAATGCAGTTCAAAGGCAATAACTGGCAAGCTCAGGATGGTCGCTTTGAAGGCAAAGTCAATTACGATCTAGATTACATCTACTGGTTTGACAATTATGCCAATCTGATGGCAGCTCGTACTATTTTGCAAGACTTTGGCAACAGCTGGGAAGTTCTCTTTGATGATGCGTTAGGTCAATGGACAATCATCACTGACTATCAATCAATGTGTTGGAGCAACTAATGTCGCTATTTATGTGCTTCGTATTCGGAGTTGTATTTACAACCATTGGGTACTACATGGGAATTACAATCGGTAAAGAGCAAGGCCATAGAGATGGCTACCTGAGAGGTCGTGCAGTTTCACGACAAGAATTCTGGAGAGAATAGTGGATGCTAAAAACCTACTCATTGAAGCAAAGTCCGTCATTGAAGATAGAGGAATGGACTACGGACACCCATCGGACAATATGGCAAGAACCGCAAGACTCTGGAGTGCCTACCTTGAAATGCCAATCGAGGACTATCAGGTTGCAGCTTGTATGGTCTTGGTCAAACTCGCAAGAAGCATGGAAGGTTCAAAAGTTGATAATTACATCGACATGCTTGGATACGCAGCAATTAGTGGAATGTTAAGAACAGAGGAGAATGAGCTTTATGTTTAATCTTGAGGAGTACACCACAGTTAAAGAACGCATTAAGTTATTCTGGGAAAAGTATCCCGATGGTGCTATCGACACAGAATGTCTTGATTGGAGTGATACGCGCTACATATTTAGAACTAGACTTTATCGTCTTTGGACTGATGAAAGACCATTCTCAACAGGTCATGCTAAAGAAGAAGTATCAGAGCGTGGTGTGAACAGGGATTTTGCCTTAGAGAACTGCGAGACTTCCAGCGTGGGAGTTGCCATGAAAAATGCCAATATAGGCACAGATAAGCATGGCCCTAGTCGTGAAGAAATGATTAAGGTTACTAAGACTCGGATGGCAAAGCCTAAAGAGTATGTACCAGTAGAAAAAGAAGATGATCCGTGGACTATTAAACATGTTCCAGCACCTACAACATCAGCTGAAGCAGTCGCAGTAGTGAAGGACATTATAGGTGGAACTACTGACAAAGATGTGCCGCGTTGTCCTCACGGGCCGATGCATTGGGCTCATGGAATGACGAAGGCGAACAAACCGTGGGGTCATTTCAAATGCATAGCAGCTGCTACAGGTGAGATGAATAGATGTCCAAAGGGTGAAGATGTTATCTGGTATGAGATAAGTCCAGAGGGTAACTGGAGACCACAGAAGGCTAGATCCTAATGGATAACAAAGTCATTGTTAAGCATGATGCTAGGGAAACATCCAGAATTGCAGCTGAACGCATCTATCCTAAATCAGGTTCAATTCGATTGAAAGTCTATGAGTATCTGATTAGACAAGGGCTTCGAGGAGCTACTGATCAAGAGATGCAACTGAACTTGAACTTATCTGGAGACACGATTCGACCAACTCGAATGACACTGCTCAAAGATAATTACATAATCGATTCGGGAGAAACTCGAAACAATTCAAACGGCAATCCATGCGTTGTGTGGCGAGCAGTTGATGAAGGGATGATGTTCTAATGGGTGAAATGGTAATCTTTGAGGATGGCAATGCAACCGTCATGGGCGGAGAGTTCGAAGAACCGCAGGATATTGTTATCTATTGCGATCTTTGCAATGAACCTGTGGCTATTACTCCAGAGGCTAATGACAAGGTATTTATTACCTGTTTAAGATGTCACGCAGTTAGCCATATATCTTTACAAACATCAAAAGAAGCTGATGAGTCAGCAGAGTCGTAAGCATCGAGGATACGCGACCGAAAGGCTGGTGGCATCGTTCTTGCAGCAATGGTGGCCACACGCTACCGTAGGTCGAGGTCAAGGGAAGGATGTTCTCGGCGTTCCGTTCGACATCGAGATCAAGGCTAGAAATTCCCTAGACATAAGTGGAACGCTCCGCCAGATCAAAGCACGCACTTCTAAATCGGGGGAATTAGGATTTGCATGCTTCCGCTTAAACGGAATGGGATTTGCATCAGTCGAGCAATTCGTCTGTATGTTGCCGTTAGGTGATCTGGTGGAGCTTCTACGAAAAGCAGATTACGACCGAATACCGCCAGATATTAATTGGGAAGCAGCAAGCGTTAGATGTGAATCATGCGGTAATTGGATTATAAAGAATTGGAAGTGTAAAGCCTGTGGGAAAGAAGCGCCTAATGCCAATGTATGAATATAGATGTCCATTATGTAATACACAGATGGAACTTGAACTATCTATGGATCACGATTTAGTCAGATGCACTGATTGTGGTGCTCAAGCTAATCGAATCTACTCAGCTCCTAATGTTGTATTCAAAGGTAAAGGATTCTATAGCACAGATAAGTGATGTAACTCACATATTCATTATGTCCTAATATGTCCTAATTTAATATGAAATGAGGTCTTGACATGACCAGTACACTCAGAGGGCTAGAGCACACCAAGTGCTCAGAGCGAACCGTGAAGCGGTTAGTTCGCTCGGTAGCAATCGTTATCGGGGGAGCACTATGCTTCTCCTTTGTATCAGCAGCTAGTGCGACAAACGATCCAACAAAAAGACTTACATCTAAACAATATGCTCAAGGACAATTAACTGTTCATCATTGGAAATGTTTAGCTACTCTTTATGGTAAAGAATCAGCATGGAGATGGAAAGCAGTAGGCAACATAGGTGGTACACATCAGGTGTATGGGATACCACAGGGTAAGAGTGAATGGTTAAGAACTGCTAATCCATTAGAGCAGATTGATTGGGGCTTACGCTACATAGGTCATAGATATGGATACACTAGAACCATAGAAGGATTACAACCTGATACATGTAAAGCCTTAGATCATTGGAAGCGTAAGGGATGGCATTGAACCCTAGTCATAGAGAGCTTGGCACTCAGCGTTGGAAAGACCAACGATTGCGTGTACTCAAGCGAGACTCATATATCTGTCAATACTGTGGTGAAGATGCAACACAAGTTGATCATGTAATTCCACGCAGTAAAGGCGGTGGGCATGAGCTCGACAACTTATTGGCTTGCTGTGCCAAGTGCAACACGCTCAAGGGTGCTAAAGAAGGGCTTTTTTTAGGTGCAGGCTCTACCCCCCCTGTCTTTC